ACAATCTTCCAGAAAGGAAGGTAAGTGTAGCTATGCAACCTACAGTTGCAAGGGGAACAAGATCCGATGCAAGGACTGCAGAGCGGGTATCAATTAAAGATTCTGTAATTCAAGCTAAGAAACAAATTGAAAAACTTGGACAAGATCTAGTAGATATGGGTCTTATTACTCAAGAGCAGTATAACGAGTTAAAAGGATCGTACCTTCCAAGAACCTATCTTGAATATCTTGGTAAAGATAGATTGGGAATTGGACTTGGCACAAGTAAACTAAACTATACTAAAGCTAGAACTTCTACTGATACATTCTTAAGGGATGTTATGGATGGTAGGATAAAAGATCCAGGCTTCTTAGCAGCTAGATACATTTCAATGGCGGGTTCTGATATAGCAACGATAAAGTATCTTGACTTTATAGCTGCTGATACAGGTCAGAATGGTTGGGTTCTTCCTAATCAGATTGTTAACTTCGAGGGAATGAAAGGTACTGTTGGCTTTTGGAATGAAAGGCTAGATGGTATCAGAAGAAATGCAGCTCAGATGGAGTCACTCAATCCATCGCAAGCAAAAGAAATGAATGCCTTTGCTAGCAAACTTCAAAGAGCAATAGATGCTGTTGGAACTATACCTGCTGCTCAAGGATACAAACGTATACCAGATAGTGCAAGGTATGGAGCGATGCGTGGCTTGTATGTTAAGAAAGAAATTGCTAACGATATCATGAGTCAGGAATCATTGTATACAAATAATGAATTCTTAAACTCAGTTCTTAACGTATCATCAAAAGCTACCAAAGTATTTAAGTATACTAAAGTTCCAATGAATATTCCTACTCAGGCACGTAACGTTATATCTAACATTGTGCTTATGGATACATCTGGAACTAACTTCTTTAAGATACCTGGACTGCTTAACAGAGCAATACAAGACATAGTATCTAATGGAAAGTACATGGAGTTAGCTAGGAAGTATGGTATTGAATCAACGACATTTGCTTCAGAAGAACTTGTCACTATGGACAAAGAGCTTCAGAAAATAAAGTCTCAGGATAAAAGTTGGGGTGGCTTGTGGGCAAGAAGTCAGGTATTCTTTAACGATTACCTAGACGTTGGTGGTCGTGCCTATCAAAAGACAGAGGTGATGTTTAAGATTGCCAAGATGATTGACCTTATGGAAAATCATGGCAAGTCTGAGGCTGAAGCAGCCAAGCTAGCAAACGAAGCATTGCTTGACTATAGTAATGTATCGCAAGGTGTAAGGGTTATTAGATCTATGCCTCTTGGTTCTCCGTTTATTACGTTTAACCTTAAAGCAGGTGCTCAGATGATTCGCAATATTAGGAATCATCCTATTGCTGTTGCCAAGTATGCAGCTATACCTTACATTGTTTCTCAGATGCTTCTTGAGAATAACGATGACATTGAAGAAGAAGATATTCCCGCAATGCAGAAGCTTGTTGCTGACTACATGGAAGGTAACATGACTACAATGATTCTTCCTTGGAAGGATGAACAGGGTAGGCTTAGAGTTTTTGATATGGGATACTTCTTGCCGTGGGGTGCACATTTAAGCATGGCAAAGAATCTTATGGAGGGTGAGTTTGGTGAGGCTGCTAAGACTCCAGGGTTCTTTGGAGGACCTTTCGAGCTTGTGGCTGGAATGAAAACTAATACAGATCCATTTACTGGACAAAGCATTTGGAGCGAAGCTGATCCTCCGATGCAACAGTATCAAGATATACTAGGCTTTCTTGTAAGCTACGCTACTCCACCCATGATTATGCCTAGAAATAAATCAGGTGATGTCATAGGGAACGGAGGGCAGATAGTTAAAACTCTTATGGCTGCTGGATGGATGGACGGCAATACAGATGCCGATGGCCTACCAAAAAATACTGTTGGAAGCTCTATACTTTCTTGGATGGGAATTAATACTGCCGCTTTGACTGCTGAAACAGCAGGTAGAAAGGTTTACTTTAAAGGTAAGGATGTTGATAAAATCATGCAGAGATTAATAAAACTTATTGATGATCCTAATGTAAAAGAAGATCAACGAGAAAGACTTATAGAAGAGTACAGAATGCATCAAGCAAATGCAATAGAAAAATACCGTGAGTATGCTGATGCATATAGACAGGTAGAAGATGTCCTCTAGTCTATATGTTGAAGTTGAATGGGTAGATATTATATCTACATCTGGGTGGGAAAAATCTGATGAAATAAAGACCCCCATCTTTTGGTCTTATGGATATTTAATTAACCACGATGATGAAGAGGTTCGTATAGCTACGACCAAAGATGAGGATGGTGAATGGTATGGGTTTACTATCATGCCCATAGGTTGTGTTAAAAAAATAACCCCCCTGGGGAAGGGGGGCTATTCAAATCAAACGAATAACATAATTAGACAGGCAGAGAAAAACACATAGCTTCCGTACCAGCCAAGCATATAAATTAAATCTCTTGCCATCTTTGATTCCATTTCTTAACGGCGGATTCTTTTTGAGAGTCTACCTTTGGGTGAAAGCTTAAGAACAAAGAGCACTTTGTACATCCAACTAAGAACTTACCAATCATTGCTTTTGCTCCACAGAATGGACAATGTTTTAAACTCATAAGTATTCCCGTAGTAGTTTGCGTTGAGTTACAGCGTTTATTTCATCGTAGTATCCCTCCCCATCTAGTCCGTTTAAACTAACAACCCCCCTCCACCAAGTGTACTCTGTATCCCTACACCAACTCTCTGAGTAGTGAGGGTGAGAGAAACATCCTGCGCTTAATCCAAATATCTTTTGACCATCAGGTCTAGTTTGTTCTGCATGATTATACAAGTGTGAATGTCCTTGCACCGCTGAGCAGTGCAGTTTAGATACCAGTTGATGACCAATATGTGATGAACTAATTGGCCTTCCTGCAACACCAGAAGTAAAGTAATGGGAAAATATAATACCTTCAACAGTTAATGTCCTTTTGAATGGTGTTAGTTTCCAACCAAACTTTTCATACTGTAGGTCTTTGATTGAGATAGCTCCCTCTAGTTCAGGTGCTGAGTTAACAGCCCTGTCTATTCTATCTTCATGATTACCTAAACACATGAATAGCCGTGGCTTGTACTGCTTTTCTTTATTCTTTTTCTTCTTAGCGTTAAGCTTCTTGATAGGATCGAACATCTTATTTTGTCCATCAATAACAGATTCAACATCCTTCTTGTATCGTCTTCCTTCAAAACCTTTAGTCCCCTTATCATATGATGAGAGACTAGGCATATCTGCAAAGTCTCCCAAACATACAATGATTTCAGGCTTGTGCTTTACTATGTAGTTTCCTAAAGCAGTAAACCTGTCGCTGTCATACTCAGGTGCAGCATGAGCATCTGGTATGATTAGCATATTTTTATTACCCTTCAATTTGATTCTCCGTTTTTGTTTTGCGTCTTGGTTTGGACACTGGTCTATATGGATACAAAGCACAGCTTGTAATCTCGCATCTCTCTACTTGATACCTCATAGACCCTGACTCTAGTGGATCGTATATACACTCAATACACTTGTCCATAATTGCTTTGCTTCTACTCATTACCCTTTCCTTACTTCTTTGATTAGTATATTAGCATAAGATATAATCTTTTCTAAGTCTGCCAGAGGTTCTCCTTTTTTGTCCCATCTGGCAGCATACTTAATAATATTTCCAGAACAGAAGTCAAGCCCATTAGACATAATAAAATCTATTGGTTCAATCTTCATCTTGTAATGGTCGTTCATTATATTCCGCACACCCCACTTAAGCATTGCTCTTCGCTATTGTCCTCATAGATAACACCACGTTTAGCATGAGCTTCCTCATAAGGAACAGAAGTAATAGGCTGACCACCTCTAGCACCATCAGGATATACTGTTAAGCCACGTAATCCTGGCGCATACTTAGCGATAGTCTCTGCATACTTCATGATTGTATCCTCATTATTTAGATCACTACCCCAAGCAGGCAGATTAATTGTACTGCTAATAGCATGGTCAACATACTTCTGTAGTTCATACTGAAACTTGATGCGTCTTTCTGGATCACCCGCTAAGTCTACTGCTGACTCTATGTTTTCTGGTTTGATTCCTCCGTCGATAAGGGCTTGAGCTGTACCGTCGACGACAAACTGATGCTTCCATTTGGTTCCATCCGTAAGATAACGCCTGCGGTAAGCAACGGCGTATATCGGTTCCACTCCAGAAGTAGTCCCCGCGAGGATACTAATGGTTCCTGTCGGAGCAATTGCTCTGTATCCTTTAGGACGTTTGAGAAAAAGTCTA